ACTCGATAAAAGCTTCGTTTTCGATTATGAAGACGTTATTTTTGTATAATTTGTTGTTACTTATTATACTTTTTGTTTATTTAAATTTAGATGAAGTTCCTGTTAGTTTTAAGGACTGTGTCATCGATCATGTGGAGTATACCATATTATCAAATGTTATTGTATTCGATTTACGTTGTGTTGTCGGCTACAGTATTTTTGAATATTGTGTATATCCCTTTTGTGAGCTTGTTAGCACACGGGTCGATTTTGTCCGCTTTGATCTTTATATGGTCATTATCATACCTTTTCTTATTAATATTACGCTTTTTGGTGCGTTTCGACTACTCTATCGTGTTTACCTTATTTATGTTAACATATCAATTTTAGGTAATTCTATTAGTAGTTGTTTATTCGCCTGGTATATTAAATGTTATGAGCAGCCTAATGATTGTGACCAAATTAGATCAACGTTTAAAAACTTTGTACCTTTACCTAATGATAAACCTCTCAAAAATCACACACACCCCGTATCTGCACATGTTCGTAATAATGCAGCTGTTGATTGTGAATATTTTAGCACACTTATTGGTCGTAAAACTTATTATTACCAAAAATGTAATGCTGATGTTAGACATAATCGTAATGGTTGCCGATCATGGTATTGGATAAAAGATAGTAATGTAATTCCTGAAATGTATAATCCATCAGAGTATGATTTGATATGTTTCAGTGATGTTGATTATTATTTAGATATGAATTATGTATTAGCTAATGTTAATAAACCTTGCCTCATTTCTGCTTTTCAACCTACTTCTGTTGCTAGTGTTGAATCTGATTTTTCGTTCACATTTAATAATGTTGACGAAGTCATATATCAAGTTTCAGGTGGTTCCAAGTATCAACATCCACTATGGAATTATGATGGTGACACAAAATTAGTTGTAGATAAAGGTTGGTTTTTTGATTTTTATGTTGCTTATTTTCTTGAACGTAAGCATTTAGATAAGAATCATCAATTGATATTGTTAACCCCTATTTATTCATTTTGGTTTTTCAGCTGGGTAAGTCCTATTATTCATAGGTTGTTAGGAACTTGTGCGTTGCAACGTCTTAAAGTTGTTGAGCGTATTGCAACACAAGAATTTCTAAGACTTGATGTTCAAGGATCTACTTTGATGAGAAGTACCGGTTATCCCTTAAAATATTCTGTTGCGAATATTCCAGCAAGCGTTGATGATACACTTGCTGCATTGGCACGTGTTAGTAAAATTGATTTGACTGCAGCTCAAGTTAAATCAGTTATTAAAGACACTACTGATGAAGGTTCCGTTGTTCTTACTGAATACCATCGTCTTAAAACTGGTTGTAAACCTGTTGTTACATATAGTATTGAGAAATCTGTTGTCCATTATAAATATTTTCCTAGTATTCATGAAAATGAGTCAATGAGTGTTAAACCTTTTATGCATCCTATTGTGTTAGGTTCTTATGCACCATTACGTACTAAAGGAAATGATAAAGCAGCTGTTATTGGGCGTGTATTGGAAGTTAAACCTAAGGATTTAGTTATGACCCCTTTTATACTTTATTGTATTGTGGAGTTTGCTGAATGTTTAGTGAAGAATCCTCATAGTTATCATCCTGTTGATGTCGATCATGTTTTTAAGAAACAAACACGACCTACACAGCAACGATTATTACTTGAGGCAAGTTGTATGTCACATGATCCTAAAGATACTATTAAAACATTTCAAAAGTCAGAGTCTTATCAAAAACCCGGTGATCCTAGAATTATTTCTATATTACCAAGTGTTACTAAGTTGGACTATTCACGTTACACTTATGCATTGGCTGGGTTGTTGCGTGAAGCTGATTGGTATGCTTTTGGGAAAACCCCATTGGAGATTTCCCGTCGTGTTGCAGAAATTTGTGTTAAGGCTAAGAAGATAGTCGAGACTGATTTTTCTAGGTTTGATGGCCATGTATCATATATACTACGTGAACTTGAAAAAGCTATTTTACTTCGTATGTTTCATCAGAAGTATCATGCTGATTTATTAGAGTTGTATTGTAAAACTAATGATAAAACTGCTTATACTAAATTTGGTGTGAAATACTCTACTGGTGATTCACGGTTGTCTGGTTGTCCTGACACTGCGGACATGAATTCTGCTGACAATGCTTTTATTGCATTTTTGGCACTACGTAAGTGTGGACATACTGTGAAAGTGGCTTATGATATGTTAGGTATATATGGTGGTGATGATGGGTTGACTGCTGATGTTAATGATGTTGAATATGTCAAAGCATCTGAGTCTGTTGGACAACAGTTGGAAATTACCAGTAAGGTGCCTGGGAATGTTGTAATGTTTTTATCTCGTGTTTATTCACCTTTTGTTTGGTCAGGTGGTTTGGATTCTATGTGTGATTTGCGTAGGCAATTGTGTAAATTACACTTGTCTACTAATTTACCACCAAATGTCACTCCACTTGATAAAATTCAGGAGAAACTTACTGCATATTCCTTTACTGATCGTAATACCCCGTTGTTTAAACCCATTTTTGATGTTTTATCTGATAAGCATCCCCATTTCATTAAGAATACACTCGATTGTGTTAAAATGCGTGGTTTGGCATATTATCATGCTACTCTCGCTGATCAATCGAATCAATATCCTAATGATGATGTTGGTAATTGGATGGTGGAATATTTTGGTATTAATTTTCCATCGTTTGATATATCAAAATTTTGTGACCATGTGTTTGTGAATATCGGTACTGTTGGTTTAGCTTCATTGCTTACTTTTCCTTTGTGTGAGGAAGTTCCTGCAGTTATTCCTACTGTTCGTCCTGCTACAGTCGATGGTGATTGTAGTGGTGATAAACGCACGAAAGTTTGTAATACTTTTCGTGACACTAAGTCATGTAAATTTGGGTCAAAGTGTAAATATTTACATATTATGTTGGTAATGATTGTTTGTTTATTAGGGATAGTTGAGGGGTGTGTCTTGGAACACCCCAGCACGTTTATATCTTCTTTAAATCCTATTATATATTCAAACACTCATATTTCTGCTAATTTTAACTCATCCGATATGACTAAAACTAAAGCAGCAAAAGTTCGTGCTAAATTAGCGAGAATGGAAGTCATTCCTCCTAAAAACAATAATTATGCTTTAACTTCTCAAACGGTACATAAATCTTTATTACCCGCTAAGAAGTCAAAGAATAAGAATAAAAATAAAATTGGTAAACTTAATGCGTTGCAATTATATCTTAATTGTTTAAGAGACCCATGGTTTGCACCACCCATACGTACTGGTTATGGCACTTTTATGCCAACTAGTATGGATATGGCCTTTTTGAGGGGAGGTATTACACCTGTTGTCACAACATCTACTATGGCAATTCGTGGTACACCTACCTATTTATCACCTGGTAGTTCAGCTGTTACAGCTGGTGCTGGTTCATTTTTCACTAGTTGGGAGGATACTAATTCTGCCAATGCTTTGAATTTGACCGCTACTGGTACATCTATTTCTGCTTCTAACAGTACGCAGTTAGGTAGTGTTATTCAAACTGGTCGTGTATTATCTATGGGTGTGAGGATCACTGTTAGGTATTCTGCCACTACACTTCGTGGTAATGTCTACGCGGGTTTTATACCTGATGATTCTGGTGCCAATCTGGTCGCTAAATCTTACAATGCCCTTGCTACGTTAGCTTGTATGCGTACTGGCCAATCATCTGCAGCTGGTGAAATAACTATTGAGGTTCAATATCGTCCAATTGACCCCACTAGTTTTGAATTCACAGCTGGCACAACTGCACAATTGGCAGGCAATTCCTGGCCTCAATTGTTAGTTGTGTTAACTGGTTGGATACCTGCGAGTTTTGCGGTTTCTTATGATATCATATGTCATTATGAATCATTGGCTGGTTTGGACAATAGTGGTCAAGATGTTTTAGGCGATACAATGTCAGCATCTGGTTATACTATTGAACAAGCTGGTGCTGAAGCAGTGAAATTGGCACCTGTTCTAACATCTGGGTGGGCTATTGATGCTCTTGACTCAGCCATGTCTAATATATCTAAATATTCAAGATTTGGTTCTGTTGCAAGAACATTGAGATTAAATGCATCACATTTATCCAATAATACAATTGGTATGTCTAATGTTAATCCTGTAGGGGATAATTATGAGGCATTAAGTGGGGTTGTTGTCCCATTATCCAATTTATCTCTTAAGAAGAAACCTGTTGTTATTAGTAATAATAATAATTGTTCTAGTTGTAGTTCTTCTTCTAAGTTAAGTATTGTTACTGAAGAG